TGAGGGGCAACGCCGCCGCCTCTGGCGTGAGTGGCAACGCCGCCGCATCGGGTGATATGGGCAACGCCGCCGCATCGGGTGATATGGGCAACGCCGCCGCCTCTGGCGTGAGGGGCAACGCCGCCGCCTCTGGCGTGAGTGCCAACGCCGCCGCATCGGGTGATATGGGCAACGCCGCCGCATCGGGCTGGAGGGGCAACGCCGCCGCATCGGGCTGGAGGGGCACGGCTGCTGTGACTGGCCGGTATGGAAAAGCATCCGCGATTGGCAAGCAGTGCCTTGCCGTGGCATGGGGCCAAGATAGCCTTGCAAGAGGCGCTGTGGGCAACTGGATCGTTGTTTCCGAGCGTGACGATGATGGTAACATCGTTGATGCCAAAATTGCGAAGGTGGACGGTGATACCATCAAGGCGGACACGTGGTACACGCTCAAAAACGGGGAGATGGTGGAGGCTTGAAGGACTGGAGCAGATGCCGGAAGTGCCGGTACGGAATGACCGGGCCGAACCGGATGTGGGACTGCAACTACGCAGAGATCACGGGCAGATGCAATCCCCGGCCCCTGTGGGACGAGGAGGGCAAGTGCCGGAGCTATCAGCCAAGGAGGCGACGGAAGAAATGCGGGTATACCGCTACGTGACGAAGGACAGGTATCGGCTTCCGGTGGCGCAGGCGGACAGCATGGGAGAACTGGCGGCGCTGATCGGGCGCAGCTATGGAACGGTTCGGCGGGCCATGGAGGCCGTGTACCGGGGGCAGAGGACAAGCGGCCCCTATGAATACGTAGATCTAAGCGACGAGGAGGAAGAAGAGGATGTATTTGTGCCAGTATTGCGGCGAGGTGTTTGACGAGCCGACGGTGGAGGAGGAAAAGGACGTGGGCTACCACGGGTTGAGCTGCCCCCGGTGCGGCGAGGCGCTGGGGCCGCTTTCGGAGCTGGAGGCGAGGCCCTGCCCCCTTTGCAGCGGGTGGCGCTGGAAGAACGAGGCGGCCTGCGGGACGTGCCGGGAGAACACCCGGCGGAGGTTCCGGTGGCTGATGAAGGCGGGCTTCGGGCGGACGGAGATGGAGGTGCTCGACCAGCTGCTGGAGGGAAACAGCCTGATGGACGTGATCGGAGAGGACAAGAAGGAGGAGAAGGAGAAATGCTGAAGCCTTTTAACGAACTGGTGAAGTTGGACGTGCGGCCCCTGTGCGGTTTTCGGGATGCCAAGGACGAGCGGGGGAACACGGTGAAGGTGCCTTATCTGGGCTGGGCCAACTGCGTGAAGCTGCTGCACGAGAACGGAGCGGAGAGCGTTTGGTACGCTCCCCGGCGCTGCCCGGAGACCAACAGCTACCTGTGGCCACAGGCCAAGGTGACCACCAGCAAGGGGAGAGTGACGGAGTGCTGGTTCGTGTCGGTGGAGATCCACATTGACGAGAACGTCTTTTCCTACGATATGCCGCTGCTGAATGGGTCGCTGGTGGTGTATGAGGACACGCTGAACCAGCTGCGGATCAACAATGCGCTGGCCAGAGCCTTTGTCAAAGGCGTGGCGGTGCGGACAGGGCTGGGCTTTGACCTGTGGGCCGCCGGGGACGGCGACGACGGGGAGGAGGATCTGTCGAGGCACAGCATCTACGCCGTGAAGGAGCGGCTGGAGCAGCTGATCACCAGCAAGGAGCAGGGGGGACTTTCCCACCGGGATCTGCTGGCGCAGCTGGGCATCAACGACAAGCAGATGGCGACCATGATGGGGTGGTTCGACAAGCTGGGGAGCCTTGAAAAGGCGGTGAGCCGACTGTGATCCACGACCACGACCGCAGCGGATGGATCGGGGCCTCGGACACGTCCAAGGTCATGGACCGGTGGGACACGGAGACCTTCCGGAAATGGTGGAGCGTGAAGCTGGGCATCCGGCAGGAGACCTTCACCACCCCGGCCATGCAGGCGGGGACGGCCTATGAGGGGAAGATCCTGGATGCGCTGGGCATCCGCACCAGAGACCGGCAGGTACGCATCCACGGGCTGCGGCTGAGGGTGAACTACGACGGCGAGGATGCCCGGCTCATCACGGAGGTCAAGACCCACAGCAAGGCGGAATTTCTGGTGAGCAAGGCCTACTGGCAGCAGTGTCAGGTGGAGATGCTGGCAAGCGGATGGGGGCTGCGGCGGCGGAAGGAGTGCCGCATTGCAGCCTACCGGATGACGGAGGCGGAACTTCAGAACTACTTCCTCCCCATCGACATGGGGCGCATGAGCTTCCATCCCATCCCCTATGACGAGGAATGGGTGGAGATGGAGTATCTGCCGAGGCTGCGGCACTTGGCAAAGTGCCTGAAAACGGGGCAATGGCCCAGAGAGGAGGCGGTGCAGCCATGACGGAGGTCAGCGTGCTGGAGGCCAAATGGATGCAGGACGGGGCGGGAGACTGGCTGTGCCTGCGGGTGCCGACGGCGCTTTCCGCCATGGACGTGGTGGACGAGCTGCAGCCGGGGAAGGAGTACCGGGCGCAGATCAAGCGAAAGGGCCGGAGCCTCGATGCCAACGCCTATTGCTGGGTGCTGATGGACAAGCTGGCGGCGCACTACGGGGCCACCAAGGAGGGCATCTATCAGGAGGAGATCCGGCAGATCGCCGGGGTCAGCGACATCGTATGCGTGCAGGAAAAGGCGGCGGACGAGCTGATGCGCCGGTGGAGCGGACGGGGGCTGGGATGGATGGCGGAAAAGGCACCCAGCAAGCTCCCCGGCTGCGTCAACGTGACGCTGTGGTACGGCTCCTCCACCTACGACACGGAACAGATGTCACGGCTCATCGACCGGGTGGTGGAGGACTGCCGGGAGGCGGGGATCGAGACCATGACCCCACAGCAGCTGGCGGCGCTGAAATCCCAATGGGGGGAGGCGCAGTCCATTGGATGATAGACGATGCTTTTTGTGCGGGCGAAACGGGGCGGAGGATCCGCTGGATCGGCACCACATCTTCGGCGGGGCGTACCGCAAGAAGAGCGAGCAGTACGGGCTGGTGGTGTATTTGTGCCACAGGAGGTGCCACATCTTCGCACCCAGCGCCGTACACCAGAGCGCAGGTCAGATGCGCCGCCTGAAGCGCTACGGCCAGTTAAAGGCCATGGAGGAGCAGCACTGGACGGAGGAGGCCTTCCGGCGGGAGTTCGGGAAGTCCTATTTGTAAGGGTCGATAGGGAGGAACGGAGATGAAGCACCTCGGTGATATTACGAAAATCAGCGGTGCAGAAATTGAGATCGTGGATGTTATCACGGGCGGATCGCCGTGTCAGGATTTGAGCATTGCAGGAAAACGCGCTGGATTGGCCGGTGCAAGGAGCGGATTGTTCATGGAGCAGGTCCGCATCGTAAAGGAGATGAGAGAGCATGACAGAAAGAGCGGACGGACAGGTGACATGGTCAGACCTCGGTTTATGGTCTGGGAAAACGTGCCCGGAGCATTCAGCAGCAACAAAGGGCGAGACTTCGCGGCAGTCCTCGAAGAGATCATCCGCATCGCAGAGCCGGAAGCCCCCGATATTGAAGTGCCTGAAAAAGGATGGCCAACTTGGGGGGGCTGCCACGATGAAGTGGGAGGACGATGGAGCGTGGCTTGGCGAGTGCATGACGCGCAATACTGGGGAGTACCCCAACGCCGCCGTAGAATCTCGGTTGTCGCAGATTTTGGAGGCGACACCGCCGGTGAAATACTCTTTGAGCGCAAAAGCGTGTCAGGGCATCCTGCGGAGAGCGGAGCGGCGGGGGAAAGACTTGCCGGAACCGCTCAAGACGGTGCTTCTTATGCAGTCCGAGAATGCGGAGTGCGGCTGGAATAAGCCATCTGTGGTGGTTCCGGCGGTGCTGTGCCTGAACGATCAAGGCGGGAATGTGATGGGCGTGAGCCATGATGTTTCCGGGACGCTGAGAGCACAGGAGCATGGGCACCAGCCCACCGTGCTGGATATGAGCCACGCCTGCGATGTCATCCGAGACTGCGGCGAGGTCGCACCAAGCTTGCAAGCACGCATGGGGATGGGGGGCAATCAAGTGCCGCTTACATATCAAATGCAAGGGTTCGGAGATTACCACGCCGGAGAGGTTGCAAGCAGCTGCAAGCAGCGGGACTTTAAGGACAGCACAGACCTTGTGTGCGCTGTTGCCAAGTCGAACGGAGGAACCAGCTACAATTTGCAGAACACCGTGAGAACGGGCATGATTGTGCGACGCCTGACCCCGATGGAGTGCGAACGGCTGCAGGGCTACCCGGACGGCTGAACAGACATCGGCGAGTGGATGGACAGCAAGGGCAAGCGCCGCAAGGATGCGGACAGCCCCCGGTATAAGGCACTGGGTAACTCCATCGCCCTGCCCTTCTGGGATTTCCTGGCAAAGCGTATCAGCGCACAATATCTTCGCCCTGTTACGATGGGCAGCCTGTTTGACGGCATCGGCGGCTTTCCGCTGGTGTTCGAACGGCACAACGGCAAGGGCACGGCGCGCTGGGCAAGCGAAATTGAAGAGTTTCCTATCGCCGTGACGAAACTGAGATTTGGGTCGGATTGATCTGTGACAGCGCAGTACAACAACGCTATAACAACGAACACAACAAGGAGGATGCAGGAATGGACAAATTGCTTTACACAAAGAGAGAGGCGGCGAGGCTACTCTCCATCAGTGAGGACACGCTGGACGATCTGCGGCGCAGCGGGAAGCTGAACGGCTACCGGATCGAGGCGGGGAACCCCCGTGTGTACTTCCGCCCCGATGAACTGAAGGGCTTTGCCGACGGACTGGAGGTGGCAGTATGCTGAACAGGATCGTACTTATGGGGCGGCTGACCAAGAAGCCGGAGCTGCGGCGCACCCAGAGCGGCGTGGCGGTGACCAGTTTCTCTTTGGCTGTGGAGCGGGACTATAAGTCCCAGAGCGGCGAAAGGGAGACCGATTTCATCGAGGTGGTGGCATGGCGCAGCACGGCGGAATTTGCCGCCAAGTATCTGGACAAGGGCCGGATGGCGGCGGTGACCGGGTCGCTGCAGGGCCGCAGTTGGGAGGACAAGGACGGAAACAAGCGGCGCAGCATGGAGGTGCTGGCTGACAGCCTGTACTTTGCCGACAGCAAGCGGGAGGAGACCACCGGACGGGGCGTGGATGTGTCGGCAGATGACTTTCAGGAGGTCGAGGACGACGGCGACCTGCCCTTTTAACGGGAGGGCCGTGGGATGGAGCGAAAGCAATTTACTTGGTATCGGAGCTACTACGACGCACTGAAGGAGATTCCGGCGGAGGAGTTTCGGGCCATCGTGCTGGCGGTATGCGCCTATGCACTGGACGGAGAGGAGCCGGAACTATCCGGCGTGGCGAGGGCCATTTTCACCCTGATCCGGCCCACGCTGGAGGTGGGCCGCAGCAAGGCGGAAAACCGCAGCCGGGCGGAACAAACGTCACTCTCCGCCGAACAAGACAGCAACAAACGAGAACAAGCGGAAAACAAACCGGAACAAACGGAAAACAAACGAAAACAAACCGACAACAAACCGGAACAAACCCGCAAGGAGAAAGAGAAGGAGAAAGAGAGAGAGAAAGAGAGTGAGAACGATAGTTATTGCTCCCCCCCTCCCCCCTCAGGCCCCAAACGCTTTGTTCCGCCCACGCTGGCAGAGGTACAGTCCTATGTGGCTGAACGCCAGTCACCCGTAGATCCGCAGGGCTTTATCGATTTCTACGAATCGAAAGGGTGGATGGTCGGCAAGACCCCCATGAAAGACTGGAAAGCGGCTTGCCGAAATGCAGAGACGTGGGAGCGGTGGAGCAGGAAGGAAGCATCTGCGCCGCCAAAAAAGGGTCTTGCACAGGCTCTGACGGACCGGCAGATGGAAAAGTACATGGGATGGTGAGAGCATGGCCGGAGGACACGCAAAGGTACACGTGAGATGCCCCTATTACAGGACAGACAACGGCTCCCAGCGCATTGTGTGCGAGGGGGTGCTGGCGGACGAGCCGGTGGTGAACTGGATGCCGTCCCGTGAGGCGCTTCGGCGGCAGATCACCAGATACTGCGCCGGGGAATACTGGCTGTGTCCGCTGTGCGAGGCCGTGGACGGGAAATATGCAAGACGGGAGGAAGAAAGTGGAAGTGATCATGACCATCGGGCTTGCGCCGGTGACGAAGAAGAATAGTCAGCAGATCCTGAAAAACGCCGGGACGGGGCGGCCCTTCGTCGCCCCCAGCCGGGCGTACCGGGAGTACGCCGAGGCGGCGGCATGGTGCCTGCGGACGTATCGGCTGGAGACCATCCGGCAGCCGGTGGAGGTGAAGGCGCTGTTTTTCATGCCTACAAGGCGGAGGGTGGATCTGACAAACCTGTTGGAGGCGCTGGATGACGTGCTGGTGGAGGCGGGGGTGCTGGAGGACGACCACAGCGGCATTATTGTCAGCCATGACGGGAGCCGGGTGCTGTACGACAAGGAGGATCCACGTACGGAGATCGTGATCCGGACGATGGAGGGAGGCGGGGAGGCATGAGACTGCGGCAGGGAGAGCCCTACCGGCTGCCGGAATGCCCCTGTGAGACCTGCCGGAAGCGGTCGAAGGATCTGGGCAGCTGCAGCCAGAGGATGGGCGGGCGGCAATGGCCCGGCTGCGCAGCGTGGATGGTGTGGTTCCGGCGGTGCTGGCAGATAGTAAGAGGGGAGGCCCCGGAGGCGGGGCGGGAAGGAGGATAGACATGGATGCAGTGGAGTTTATCCGGGAGCGAAACCGGATGTGTAAGCATTTTCGTGGGTGTGCCGAGTGTCCTGCGGGTGGTATGATATGCAACACCATATGGGACATACATGACGCTGAAAAGCTTGTTCAGGTGGTCGAGGAGTGGGCGAAGGAGCATCCACATAAGACCCGGCAGAGCGAGTTTTTGAAGCGGTGGCCGGGTGCGACGAGAGACAGTGACGGTGTCGTAAACATTTGCCCGAAGTTGTTGGATGCCGATATTAGCTGCACTGATGAGGAAACCGAACGTACTGGACTGTGTAAGCCCTGTGATGACTGCCAACGTGAGTTCTGGATGCAGGAGGTGGAGTGATGAACATGAAACTTGGATACATCGCGAAATACGATCTTAAACTGAACCCGCACCTTACAGAACCGTTCGTTTTCAAAGAGGCATCATTTACACGCCGCATTTCAAGCAAGGGCGACCGCGTGTACAGCAAACTGCTCTGTCCGGTGGACTACGAAGAAATAGTGGAAAATGCGAACTTTATGCGCAACAATCCGCAGCTCATCCTCGTGAAGGAGCCGTTCTTGCTGGACGACGAGCTGCGCAAAAAAGCGACTATGTGGGTCGAGTGGGCTAACAAGGCAGACCCAAGTGAGTACGACCCGTTTGCAAAGCTGGAGGTGGAGTGATGGCGAGGCGTGAGGACTTGATGGAGGCGCTGGACGCTATCGAGACGGGGATGTGTCGCATCAAGGCGAGCCGGGACATCTGGCAAAACGAGCTGGTTTATGCCCTGTGTCAGGCGGTACGGCTGCTGCTGACGGAGGCGATCAAGCATGGCAGACAGTAAGCACACGGTAGGAGACCTGCGACAGCTCCAAGCCCTGCCGCTGCGGCTGAAGATCCCGCTGACCCGGCAGCGCATCCGGGAGTGGTACGACCACTGGGACGGGCAGGTCTACGTCAGTTTTTCCGGCGGCAAGGACAGCACGGTTTTAAAGCACATCGTTGATTCCATGTACTCCGATGTTCCGGCGGTGTTTGTCAATACTGGGCTGGAATACCCGGAAATCCAGCGGTTCGTCCGGGAGGTCAAGGCTGGGAAATGGGATTGCTTTAACGCTAACGTTGATATTCTCCGGCCTGAAATGCGGTTTGATGAAGTCATCAAGAAATACGGGTATCCGGTTGCTTCCAAGCGTGTCGCAGGGTACGTTGAGACTGCAAGGCGACACCCAGACAGCAAAAGGGCGAAATGGATCAGGGGCGAAGAATGGACGAAATTTGTAACTGGCGGCAAATGGGCATTTTTGATAGATGCGCCGTTCCCTGTGTCTGCTAAATGCTGCGCCGTTATGAAACACAAACCTATCAACCAATATGGGAAGCAGACAGGCAGAAAAGCGATTATCGGCACAATGGCAGCAGAAAGCCCCAACCGGGAACAAGCATGGCTTTCCAACGGATGTAATGCCTTTGAAGCCAAAACACCAACATCGCAACCGCTTTCCTTTTGGACGGAACAGGATGTCTTGCATTATATCAAGGATTTCGACGTCCCTTATTGCCCGGTATACGGCGAAATCAAGATCGATGACGATCCGGAATTTGAAGGACAGATGAATTGGATCGATTATCTTGGATGCTATGAGCCGCAAGACCGGCTTACAACCACCGGCCTGAGCCGCACAGGCTGCATGTTTTGTATGTTTGGGGCGCATCTGGAGAAGGAACCGAACCGCTTCCAGCGGATGAAGGTCACGCACCCCAAGCAATACGCCTATTGCATGGACAAGCTGGGCCTACGGGAGGTGCTGGAGTATATCGGTGTGCCGTATGAGTAAAAGGAGGAGGCAGGATGCTGAGGATCGTGATGGACGTAGACAGGCCGGTGGGACAGGCCATCGGAGAGCATCGACCGGGAGCTGCGGCGTATCATGGGGGAGGGCTTCCGCCCGTGGGAGGAGCGGTACCCGCCGAAGGTATTTAAGTAAGTAAAAAGAGAGAGCACCCGTGGCGGGTGTCCTCTCTGGTCGGTTATTGGGGCGTTTTGGGGCGGCGCTTGCCACCCATAGCGTCAATTCTCCCCGGTCGGAATGTCCGCCGAGTAAGGGATGTCCACCGCTGGGCGCAGCACACGCTCGACGAAGGCGCTAAGGGATTGCCCTTCCTTGGAGGCGGTGCGGCGCAGCGCCTCTACGGTGTCAGCCCGCAGGGATAGGGTGATCGTGACCTGGCTGTCATCCTCGGTGACTGCGCCAAACTCGGCCTCATAGGCATCGGCGCCCAGATGCTCCTCCGCCCACTGTCTGGCGGCGTAATAGGAAAGCGGAGTGATCCGCTCGCTGCCGCTCCAGTTGTTGCTGCCGGTGCGGACAGCGTAGCTGGTCATGGGGCCGCCCTCGCCGTGGAGGAAATACTCCCCCGTGCGCTTGCGGTACAGCGTCTCGCCGCTGTAGGCAAGGTCATTGTACTCGTGGCCGTTGTCCGACAGGCCGATCATTGTGGCGGTGGCGGTGTCGTACACCTTGTTGTTGATGATCTTTCTCATGGGTTAGTCCTCCTTGTCCATAGCATCCAGATACTGCATGATTTCCGCACGGTGGGAATTGATATAATCACGCACTGCGTCCTTCTGACCATCCCACATACGGTAGTGCAGTTTGCCGGCCTCCGTGCGGGTGATTCGAAGCGCTTGTACGGCCTCCCCGACTGTGACCTCGTCCCAGTCAGGGCCCATCTCGTAGCTGCCGATGTGGGAAACGATCTCGCACAGGACGTGGTCGACGACCTCGTCAAGGGACTTTGTGGAGAAGGTATGCTCCCAAGGGCTGCCGACGTTGGCGGTGATCTTATTACCGGCAACGCCCAGCGACACGGTGTCGCCGTCTTGTGCGCCGATCTGAATCACATAGCGGTTTCCACGGTTAAGTCCCCACTTGATGGCCTCCTCGATGGTGGCAAATCCGGTCTCGCTGTCAAAGATGCAGCTATCATTGCTCAGGCAAACTTCGTACTTCATAATGTTGTTCCTTTCCGGCCTTTTGGCCTGCCCCTTATTTTTACTGTAACTAAAGTATATCATAGAGTTTAATTAAAGTCAAGTATTATTTTAGATTTATGCAAAAAATTACACGGACACTGTTTGGGCCGGATGGTGGTTCTGTAGAATGGAGGGCTGACAATGGATGAATACATCAAGAGAGCAGAAGCGTTGCAACAATGCGGTCGGTTCGGCGATTACACGGCATGGAGTATATGGGACGGTATCGGCTCAATCCCAGCCGCAGATGTTGCACCGGTGGTGCATGGGCCGTGTCCTATTTGCTCTGGGCGAAAAATCCTTACTCAATACTGCGACAACGGCTATTCTGTTGAAGTTGATGCAGAGCAAGGAGAAATGTCAATCTGGCAAGGGGATACTTGCTTAACTGTAATTTCTATTGACTACTGCCCCAACTGCGGGGCGAAGATGGACGGAGGTGGCGAGGATGCGGCTGATTGACGCTGATGAAGCATTGAGACTGTTTGACGAAGAATACGAGGAAACGAAAGAATTGATACACAACGGTGAAACTCAGCTTGATAGTCTTGCCGAGGGATTTACAGAAGCATATCACATAATCAAGTATGTTGTTCCAACCGTTGACGCTGTGGAAGTGGTGCGGTGTAGGGACTGCAAGCATTACAAGCCGGATGAATACGAATGCGGATGTGATTTCGCTGGTGGACTACCGTATGTAAAGGCTGACGATTTTTGCAGTTACGGAGAACGGAGGGACTATGATTAAAGACAGCGGAGAAAGAACAAAGTTTCCAAGCGGAGCACTCCGGGATATGCACACGGGCAAGGGACGGATGGATTTGCTCCCTTGGTCGGCTATCATGGAAGTGTCGAAGCACTGCGAGGCGGGCGCTTTGAAATACGGGGAGCATAATGTCGATAAAGGGATCCCAACCCACAGTCTGTTAGATTCCGCCATTCGCCACGCAGCAAAATATTTGGCGGGCTATGTAGATGAGCCGCACCTTGTAGCTGCGGCGTGGAACCTACTGTGGGCGATCGAGATGGAGATTGTCCATCCTGAATGCGTGGACACTCCGTGGAGGGCAGCCGATGGCGAATAAAGACGCAATGCTGGAAGCCTTGGAGGAAATCGAGAACGGTATGTGCCGCATTAAGGAGGGACGGAAATGAGAATTGACGGCAAAACCCTGCCCAACAACCCCATGAAAGCGTACCAGCAGGGAAAGCTGATAGGGACAAAGCAGAATATGGATTTGGTGTCCGAAGTGCTGCTTACAAAATTTGGATTCCACGTGTTGGAGGAAACGCCGGACAGCCACGACACTATGAGTGTTGAGTATCTGCAAAAATGCCTTGTGGAGCTGGTGGACGCAAAAAACAGTGGCTATGTGACCAAGAAGGATATTGCGGACGCTCTGCGGAGCGACTACAAACTAATTAACAACGCAGAGTAAGGAGGCTGGCATGAGCCGAAAACAAACGCTGCCGTATGATGTGCGGCTTGAGTGCATTGCCTATGTCAGAGGTTATCCACGGCGGGTACAGGCGTACAACGACGCAAGGAGCGAGATACTGAGCGGTGGGAACAGTGCAACAGAGGGCATGCCCCGCTCCCCCGGCATTGGTAGACCGGCAGAAAGCAAGGCGGAGCAGCTTGCCGCCATAGAAAACTGGCCGGAAACCAAGAAAATGCGGGCTGTTGAATATGCCATAGACCGATGTGGGCTGGATTTGGAGAGTGAGAGCATCCGTAAACAGCTTACACAGGGGATCATGCGCAACTGTCAGGGCAAGCATAAGTATTCCCGCAACAAGATTGTTGTTCCGGGGATAAGCGAAGCAACATTCCGCCGGAGAAAAGAAAGATTCCTGTTCGACATTGCTACATATTGTGGTTTTGCAGGAAAAGGTGAGCCAAATTCCACCTAATGATGTGCTACAATAGGTACAGTGGATGATAAGGCATAGTCATCCACGCGTCTTTCCACTCAACCCGTTTCCTCCATCTTATGCGCCGCCGGTATTGGGCGCACCTTCTGGCACCGAAAGGTCATACCGGTATAAACAGCCTGTAGGGAAACCTATGGGCTGTTGTTATATGCCGTGCGCTCGTTGCACCCCACGATCAGGGGCGGGAGGTCGCACCTCCCACACGGCACAAATATATGCGGGCGGAAGCTGGGAGGAATCAGCTCCGATAGTAAAATTTCGGGTTCGCAGGTTCGAATCCTGTCGCCTGCACAAGATGCCGGGTAGCACCCGGACAATGTGAGACCGTTCGTCGTGGCTTACATGAAAATGAAAATGCTCGCTGAAAACTGCGCGTGAGGATGCGTCCTCCTTGCCATGACCGAACAGCGGCGCTTGAGATGCTTGCGGGGCCTCAAGCGGGCATGAGCGTGTGACAATCTAAGCGGGAAGACGGCCAATATGCGGCATAGGTGCCCCGTAAGGGGAGACCACAGCGAGTGACGGGGACTTTCCCTGAAGCGCTAAAGCAGAACAGGACTGCAATGCCGCACAAACAATGCGCTGGCAGACCGCTGCAAGGGATGCGTCCCAAATAGTCTGCTTACTTCAAACAATTCCAGCGAGCCAAAAGGCTCAATATGCGGGCACATGTACCAAGGTGGCGACGCGGTCTCCAAAACCGTGTGTGGTGGGTTCAATTCCCAACTGTCCGTGCCAAATGTATGCTACCGCATTGCGGCACCACGGAAGGGTAAGACCGCTACATGGGGCTTGCCTGTGCGCTGTATGAAAGCGGCAGGCCGAAAATTATTTGGCTGGCTCCGGCCTATGGATAAAGAAACGGATGCGACCGACATACCGGCGCAGGGCTGAAAAGCTCCGTGGGATACCGGCATTGCTGCACTCTGCGCGAGTGCCGAGGCGTTCAATGGATGTGGCGTGGTGGCGGCAATCTTATGATTAGGCCGCTGTGTAAGCAATTCAAACAGGGTGCAATGCCGGAACCTGTGAAAAAGCGCGGCGCGGTTTGGTGCCGAAATAACTGTGTAACCCATGTTTGAGAGCTTCCAGAAGGCCGCATGGGCGGGGAAAGACTGTTACTGTAGCCAAGGGGTGGGGGCTGGTAGCAAATAAAGGTGCGAGGTGGTGACAATGGCTGCGCGTCTGACAGACCGGCAGAAAAAGAAAATACTGGCGGACTATGTGCAGACGAACAACTATTGCGCCACAGCGAAAATCAACGGCGTGTCCGCAACGACGGTCAAGAACCTTGTACGGGCAAATGCTGACATTGTGGAAAAGTGCGAGCAAAAAAAGGAAGAGAACACCGCCGATGTGATGGAGTACATGAATGACCACAAAGACCTTGTGTGTTCGTTTATCGGCAAAGGGCTTGAAATGCTCAACGACCCCGAAAAGCTGGCGGCGGCAAATCTCAGCCAGATCACCACGGCAATGGGGACACTGATCGACAAGTGGGCGATGATCGGCGGCAGTCCTGCCGACACGGTAAGGGAAGATTCGCTTAGTCAGAGCCTAAAGGAAATGGCAAAGGAGCTTGAGAGCGATGATTAAGATTTGCGGTTGCAGCGATGACCTTGTGGAAATTTACGGTAGCGTTTACAAAGAAGACGAAATCGGCTGTTTTGACCATGATGTTCGTATCCGTTTTTTTGATGGGACGATTATCCGTATTGGCTATCCCAAAAAGGACTTAGGCGGTTGGTGGATTGAGGTTGAAAAACAAGGGACGGCAAAACAGGCGTTGACATTATGTGATAACGAAGATGACGATATTTATAGTGACATCTTCGAAATTGACGCGGAGATTAAAAGCCATTCTGTGATTAAGCAGAAATATCCGGACAGACCATGATTAGCCACAAGCAGAAAAAAATCCTCGCATTTCCATACAGCCGCTATGATGCCTTGATATGTGACGGTGCCGTGCGTTCCGGCAAGACCTCTATCATGATGTGGGCGTTTGTCCGCTGGGCGATGGAGAATTTTAGCGGTCAGCGCTTTGGCGTGTGTGGCCGAACGGTGGACAGCTGCACCAAGAACATCATCGTGCCGTTCACGGCGATGAGTTTGGCAAAGGAACGCTATATCATTCGTTGGCGGCGCGGTGACAAGGTCATGGAAGTGCGGCGCGGTGCCGTGACGAATTACTTTGAGGTGTTCGGCGGGAAGGACGAGGCAAGCTATACACTGATTCAAGGCCGCACGCTGGCGGGGGTGCTGCTGGACGAGGTGGTGCTGATGCCGCGTTCGTTTGTGGAACAGGCGCTTGCGCGTTGTTCCGTTGACGGTGCGCGGTTGTGGTTCTCCTGTAACCCAGGCAGTCCACATCACTGGTTCTATCAGGAGTGGATCAAGCGAAGCCGTGAGCGCAATGCACTGTATCTACACTTTGAAATGACGGACAACCCCGGCCTGAGCAAGCGCACCCTCGAACGGTACGAGAATATGTATGCCGGTATATTTTATGACCGGTATGTGCGCGGCCTGTGGGTAGCGGCAGAGGGCATCGTTTATAAGGACTTTGCCAACGATACAGAAAAGTATTTGATCGGAGACCCTTTGGAGTGGGCCAAGCAAAACGGCACCAGCTTCTCAATCATTTCAATTGGCGTTGACTTCGGTGGTACAAAGTCCGCAACGAAATTTCAAGCCACCGGGATCACAAAAGATTTCCGTGTTGTGGCATTGGAAGAAGAATACATCAAAAACGAAGAGATTGACCCGAATGCATTAAACCGGCGTTTTGCTACGTTCTGCCAGCTGATAACGTCAAAGTATGGTTACAGCCAGACACGAGCGGATAGTGCGGAAACGGTGCTAATTCGGGGGTTAGATCATACCGCACAAAAAATGCACCTCGGGACGCAGGTCAAGAATGCAATGAAACTGCAAATCACAGATAGAATTAGGCTTGTGGTGCTGCTAATGAAACAGGGGCGTTTTAAGGTTTCGCGCAACTGCCCGCATCTGATCGATGCAATGCAAACCGCGATTTATGATCCTGATAAATTTGAGGACGAGCGCTTGGATGACGGCACGTCCGACATCGACAGCTTGGATGCTTTTGAGTACAGCATTGAGCCTTATTACAAAGACCTGGAACGTGCCGGTCACATGATGGGACGGTGAAATAGTGAATATTCGGAGAGCATTAAAGGATCTCGGGTTTGACACGGTCGGCAATAAATTCTATTCCCTGATCGACCTGTGGAACGCGTGGTATAAGGGAAACGTTGAAGATTTCCACAGCTATACGGTGTGGAATGGGATTGAAGAGCTGGAGTGCCACCGGTATTCGGTGGGAATGGGAAAGAAAGTCTGCGAGGACTGGGCCAACCTCCTAATGAACGAGCGAGTCAACATCACGCTCGAAGGCAAACAGGAACAGGAATTTATCGATACTGTTTTTGCCGATAACAACTGGGAGGTCAAGGCTAACGAATCGCAGGAGCGCAAAGCGGCAGTAGGAACCGTTGCGTATGTGCCGGTGATGGAAGGCATGGGAATTAACCCAGATACGGCAGAAATCATTGACTCTGGCCGCATTCGCATCAACTACGTCAGCGCCTGGAACATCTACCCGCTTACGTGGGATAACGGCGTTATCCGCGAGTGTGCGTTCGCATCCACTCGGAAGGTCGATGACACAGAATATACTTACATCCAGGTGCACCGGCTGCGCAACGGCGAGTATGACATTGAGAACCATCTGTATGATGCGGAGGAAGTCCCGCTGGCCAGCGTGAAAGGGTTTGAGACAATTCCTCCGGTGATTCATACCGGCAGCGACAAGCCGCAGTTTGTAATTGACCGGCTGAACATTGCAAACTCTGACGAAAACAACCCGCTTGGCGTGGCTGCATTTGCCCACGCCATCGACCAGCTCAAGAGCGTTGACATCACCTATGATAGCTATGTGAACGAATTTGTGTTGGGCAAGAAGCGCATTGTGGTGCAGCCGGAGGCAACCAAGAGCATTGACGGTCGGCCAGTGTTTGATAAGCGTGAGACCGTTTATTATGTACTTCCGGAGGACAGAGGCGGCAACGGCAACATCTTGCAGCAGGTCGATATGTCGCTACGGACGGCGGAGTTTAACACCGGCATGCAAGATATGTTGAACATCCTGTCCAGCAAGTGCGGTTTTGGTGAGAACCATTACAAATTCAACCAGGGCAGCATCGCAACTGCCACGCAGGTCATCAGCGAAAACAGCACCCTGTTCCGCACGATCAAAAAACATGAAATTGTGCTTGAACAGGCAATCACAGAGTTGTGCCGGAGCTTGCTCCGCATGGGAAATCGGTACATGGGCGCATCCCTCAATGAGGACGTCCAGATCTCCATTGACTTTGACGATTCCATCATTGAGGACAAGGGTCAGGACTTTAACCGTGACGTGCAGCTTCTTAACGCTGGAATCATGAACGATTGGGAGTTCCGCATGCGGTGGATGAACGAGGACGAGGCGACCGCAAAGGCAGCGCTTCCGAAGATGCAGGTCATGACGACCGAAGAAGAAACGGAGGTGGAGTGATGGGCGGTAGAGGCGGAGCAGGTGGCGGTGTGGGGAGTGGCGGTTTGCCAAAAGTGCAGCGCCCTGTGGAGAGTTTCCCAGCACTAACTGGAACCGAAAAGCAAGTCAAGTGGGCCAATAAAATCAGAGATGAAGTTTACGATACACTCGTTGGAGAGATGTATAAAACAGAATCTGGGTTCAGGACAGAGGCACCGAACTATATCACATCGGCTAAAGACATGCAAACATGGGTAAAACAAACACGAGATGCTTTCCAAATGTCTAATAGCAGAATCTTGAAAGAAAAAGTAAATAACAGTATAGACAGTCTGCGCAAAGCGTCCGATCAGTACGGTCGCATTCGATCGTTGATTGAAAAAGAAACAAGCGCGAAATTCTGGATTGACCACAGAAGCACACACCCTGGGGACCCTGCATGGAAAGCGTTTAAGAAGAAGATAATCGGTTATTAAGATAGCATGATTAACTTTGAAAATCTGGACAAAGTCACATTCCCCGGTGTTGGGAAGTACGACATTCCGCAGATCGAGCCGGTCAAGGCGTACCCGCAGGGCGAGTTTATCCCCGTAAATTACCATTACACGGCGAAAGATACGGGAAGCAAGGTCGTGCATTTCTTCGTGGACGATTATCAATTCATTCGATACTGGAACGCACCCGACAAGTACATTCCGAAACTGTCGCAGTTTGCGGCAGTGTGTGCGCCGGACTTCTCCACATACACGGATATGCCGCTTTCGATGCAGATATACAACCATTACCGCAAGCACTGGCTGGCGGCATACTGGCAAATGCACGGCATGACGGTCTATCCAACGATCTCATGGAGCGACGAGAACAGTTACGATTGGTGCTTTGATGGTGAGCCTGTTGGTGGAATTGTTGCGGTTAGTTCAGTAGGCACACAGCAGAACAAGGAAAGCAAGCAGCTGTTTCTGCGTGGCTACGAGGAAATGATGAAGCGGCTATCGCCGGAATGGGTGATATTCTATGGCAAAGTGCCGGAGGAATGCGACTGGAATGTGATCCGCGTGAAGCCGCATTACGATGAAATTGTGAAACGGAGGAAAGCAAATGAAATATCCGTTTCAGCCGGAAATCCTTGATGCGCTGCCGGAAGAACTGGCAGAACTGTACCGTGGACTTGAGGACACGCTGCTGACGGAGATATGCTCTCGTCTAAAGCTACGGGACGAGTTGAACGAGGTTACGGTGCAGGACATCAAGGCGCTGCGGGCGCACGGCATTGACCTCGAGGAAATCGAGAGAGCGATACGCAAGACTACGGGCATCAGTGAGCAGAAGCTCAAGAAGATACTGGACGATGTGGTAAAGCGCAACCAGCAGTATTATACCAGCGTCATCGACTTGGAACACATCACGCAGCCGGAAACGCTGGTAAGCATCGAGGACACCTGGGCCATATACCAGCAGACAAAGCGGGACTTGCGCAATATAACCCAATCAATGGGCTTTTTGGTGGACGCAGGGCGGACGATGCTCCCCCCTGCCAAAGCTTACCAATGGGCGCTTGATAACGCGGTGATGCAGGTGCAGAGCGGCGCTATCAACTACAAACAGGCCATCAAGACGGCAGTAAAGCAGCTTGCAGACAGCGGATTGAAAATAGTTGACTATGAAAGTGGCCATCGAGACCAAATCGATGTGGCGGCTCGGCGGGCGGTAATGACAGGCGTTTCCCAAATCTGCGCAAAATACACGGAGCAATCGGCAGAATATCTTGAGACACCATATTTCGAGGTTTCCGCCCATTCTGGCGCGCGTGATAAGCCGGGGCCGTCCCCGTGGTCAAGCCATAAGGACTGGCAAGGCAGGGTTTACAGTATTCGCGCAAATGACATTTACCCGAGCATCTACGAGGTGTGCGGACTGGGGGCCGTGGATGGTCTGGAAGGAGCCAACTGCCGCCACCGGCGCTTCCCCTGGGTCGAAGGTGTGTCTGAGCGCACCTATACCGATGAACAGCTTGCACATATTGATGATGGGCTTGGCTGCACATTTGATGGCAAGACCTACACCGCATATGAGGCCACACAGATGCAGCGACGCATAGAGCGTACCATACGAAAGCAAAAGCGTCTGAAAAACGCGTACAGCGTCGCGGGTCTGGAGGAAGATGCGACTGCGGCCAACATCAAACTGCGGCGATTAAACGCCAAATACAAGGCGTTCAGCGCGGCGGCGGGGCTGCCGGAGCAGCGGGAAAGGATGAAGGTGCTGTATGAGAATTAAAGCAAGAAGTTACGAAGGAATTGTGCTTGAACTTGACGGAGAAGTGCGAGTGATGCGTGATTACACCCGCGAGATTGCACGCGTGATCAAGTATCGGGTTGTAATTCTGTGCGATGATGGCGCAAAAGTTGAGCTTACGGATGTAAACCCAAAAGAAATTGAGGTAGTCAATGAACCGTGATGAAATGATACAGGCTATCGAAGCCATCTTGAAGCGTGGCAACAACGCAGAGGTGCGACGAAAAGGCGATGGGTATATCGTCTTGGAGGTCAAAAAAACAATCCAATACACTTCCGCGTAATTGGGCGCGGGAAAGGGCAATAGGAGCCAAATGCTGAGGAATTCTCGGTGGTTGGCTCTTTTGTTTTAAGTAAAACCCGCGAAGCACAGCGGTTTTTATAAAAACTATCGTCCGCGAAGAAACGCGGCCAAAGAAAAGGAGATAGTGTCATGGCACTTACACGCAAACTTTTGAAGGGTATGGGTCTCACCGATGAGCAGGTAGATACCATCATCGAAGCGCATACCGACACTGTGGACGGCCTAAAGGCGGATGTGACCCGCTACAAGGCCGATGCGGAGAAGCTGCCCGGCATCCAGAAGCAGTTGGATGATCTCAAGGCGGCAGGTGACGGCGGTTATAAGGAGAAGTACGAGAAGGAACACTCGGCTTTTGAAGCCTTTAAGACCGACATCACAGAAAAGGAAAGCAAGGCGGCAAAGGAAAAGGCTGTCCGGGCTTACTTTGAGAGCAAAAACATCACCGGCGCAAATCTCGACCTTGCCATGCGCGGATGCGGCGAGGAAATGTCTACCTTGGAGCTGGACGGCGAGAAGATCAAGGACACCAAGAGCCTTGACGCTCTCGTAGACGGCACTTATAAGAGCCTTGTTTCTAAGCCTGCTGTCCGGCTGGACATGGGCGCACGGCTCAACGAGGGCGGCAAGCCTATGACAAAGGACGAGATTATGAAAATCACCGACAGAACAGAGCGGCGCGCTGCAATCGCCGCAAATATGGATTTGTTTAGAAAGGAAGAATAAAAATGGCTGTTGATCCTAAGCTGATTAAGAAGGAAGATCTTGCCCGTGTTCGCGAGATCGAGTTTACCGAAATGTTCGGCTATTCCATCAAGAAGTTGATGGAGGCTCTGGGCGTTACCCGCAAGATTGCCAAGCAGGCCGGTACTGTGCTCAAGAGCTACAAGGCTACCGGAACTCTGGAAGACGGCGCTGTGGCCGAGGGCGAGACCATCCCTCTGAGCAAGTACAAGACCGAGGCTGTGAACTACAAGGAGATCACCTTGAAGAAGTGGCGTAAGGCCACTTCTGCCGAGGCAATCACTGATCGCGGCTACGATCAGGCCGTCGAAATGACCACCGATGAAATGCTGAAGGATGTGCAAAAAGGTATCCGCAAGGATTTCTTCGGCTTCCTCGCAACCGGTACTGGCACGGCCAGCGGTGCTACCTTCCAGGCGACCTTGGCTCAGGCATGGGGCCAGCTGCAGGTGCTGTTCGAGGATGACGAGATCGGCGCAGTGTATTTCATGAACCCGCTGGATGTTGCGGACTATCTCGCAACTGCCAACATCACCCTGCAGACCGCTTTCGGCATGACCTATGTCGAGAACTTTCTCGGTCTGGGCACTGTGATTCTGAACTCCAGCGTCCCCAAGGGCAAGATTTACGCCACCGCCAAGGACAACATCGTCCTGTACTACATCCCTGTGAACGGCGCAGATCTGGGCGAGGTGTTCAACTTCACCACCGACGCCACCGGTTATATCGGTATCCATGAGGAACCCGATTACACCAACATGACCGCATCCGATACCGTTATCAACGGCATGGTGCTGTTCGCCGAGCGCATTGACGGCGTGGTTGTCGGCTCCATCACTCCGGCAGTGGGGGGCTAAGCGAACTGCTGAGTGAGCCTGACCCTGAAACTTCTTCTTTCTCCAACATGACAAAAGCCCAACTGCTTGATTATGCCAGGGGAAACGGGGTGGACGGGGTCAGCAGTTCAATGCGCAAGGCTGACATAATTGCAGTATTGGAAGGGAGCTGACCCGTATGACATACGCTGATTATACATACTACGCCGGAATCTATATGGGTTCTGTGAGCGAGGAAGATTTTCCGCGTCTGGCTGTTCGGGCCAGCTCCTTCCTCGATTACTACACCCAAAACCGGGCGAAAGACAACGCTGATATGGACGCTGTAAAGATGTGTTGCTGCGCATTGGTGGACAAGTATCAGTTGATCGAGACCGCGCAGCAACTTGCCGCAACCAGGCTGACGGCGGCGCTTACCGGCGGTGACGTGAAAAGTGAAACGGTAGGCGGGTATTCTCGCACACTGGCCAGCGGCGGGGAAAGCGCCGCTGCTGCATTGAGTGCCACGGACGGCGCAAGAAAATTGCTGGCGGAAACATGCATGGAATACCTTGCCCATACAGGGCTGCTGTATCGCGGAGGTGGTTGCAGATGTACGCTCCCCACACTGTAACGGTTTACAACGTCGTGCGTGAACCGGACCCTGCCACGCTAAAAGATGTCACAAACCTATATGTAACCGTGCTTGATGGCGTGTTCTGCGAGGCGTCAAAGGGAGTTAACGTGCGCAAAAGCGGGCTTGAAGGCGCCGACGCAGTAAACCTGTATATCCCATTTACGGTAAAAGCTGTGGATGGATTTAGCGGAAAGCCCAAGACATATACAGAGCCGCAAGCATTTTTTGCCTCAAGCGACAGGACGGGCCTATGGACGCTATCCACCACCGGCAACGGTGGCGATACATTTTTCGTCAAAGGCGAATTTGTAACGGACAACGAGGGCGTGGCATTGGCGCACGATAATTGCTGGAATGTGACTAAGGTTGACGCAAAAGACTTTGGCAGCGCAGATATGCAGCATTGGGAAGTGGGTGGTAAATAAGTGGCCGTTACCTTTGCGATGCATTTTGGCGGCATGGAGGCCATCAAGGACAAACTGGCTGAGAGCTGCACCCGCGCTGAAAGCATTGTTGGGCAGCAGGTCATAAAAGACACCGAGCCGTTTGTTCCTGCGCTTACAGGATCATTAACAATACGCACGAGGTTAGACGGCAACAAAATTATTTACCCCGGGCCTTATGCGCGGTTTTTGTACTACGGCAAAGTCATGGTTGATCCGCAAACCGGTAGCACCTTTGCGCCAAAGGGCGGGACGAAGGTCTTGACAAACCGAGACCTTGTATTTTCCAAGGCGATGCACCCACAAGCACAGAGCCATTGGTTTGAGGCTTCCAAAGCGCAGAACCTGGATAAATGGATACGCATTGCAGAAAAGGCGGTGGAAAAATTTGGACAAAGTTAAAAAAACCGTATCGGCAGCGGAAGAGGACAAGGTATCTCGCAAGCTGCTGGTTTGGCTGAACACATATCCGGATTTGCCGGTGGATTTGATTCGATTTGAGTCCCTGCCCGCCGACACCTCTGCAATGGCCATTTCGACCATCCAGGCGTCCTATATCGTTAAACGATATGTTTTAGGGGGCTACCAAGCGGAATACCAATTCAAAATCATTTACCGGGTTAAGCCGGGCAACAGCATGGACAAACGGCTCAAGGCTGACGAACTGTTAAACGCTATCGGAGATTGGGCGACCGGAAAGCGCCCTGACATTGGTACGGGGAAACGCGTTGTAAGCCTGGAGCCTACTACGCGATCTTCTTTGTTCGCTGTGTATGAAAACGGCGACGAAGATCATCAAATCTTAATGAAAATGAATTACGAGGTGAATACATAATGGCAGATTTGACTTTTAACACACCGGAAGGCCAGACCATTGACCGGGAACTGCTGATCGCATACCTCAACACGGGGACCAAGGAAAGCCCTGTTTGGAGCGCTATCGGCAAGCGGGTGGAGGACACCAGCGAGGAAATGGACTGGGGCCAGGAGAGCAAGCAGGATGTGCTGGGGAACACATTCACAACCATGAAAAAGCCCGTTATTACACAAACCTTTGACCCCATCCCCTTGGATGCTGGTGATGCAGCAGCCGTGAAGATGTGGAATTTGGCCGTAAAAGACCACGATGCGCAGGCGCTGGCCAACCAGGACATGATGATCGGGCATTTTTACGCCACCAGCGGCGATGCGAAGTTTGCCGAGCGCTATGATTCCTGCGCCATTGCCGTGACCTCCATCGGCGGTGAGGGCGGCGGTACCCTGAACATCGCAAGCGAGATCACATACGGCGGCAATCGCACCCTGGGCACTGTGAATAAGGGCAGCAGCGGCGCTATTGAATTTACCGCAGCCTAAGCAGATCGGGGCGGGTGCTTCTGCCCGCCCCACTATCGAAAACGGAGGACGCTATGAGCGAAAATATTATCAAAATTGATACCGGCGTAGTCACTAAAACTTTTTTGACTACCGACGGGAAAGAATGCGAATTTGCGTTTAACCCGCTGGATATGGGCCTGTCTCGCCGGCTTTTTTCCGCGTTTGAAAAACTCGACAAAATGAACGAGGGTTATAAGGACGAAGTGCAAAAAAACGCCGATAAAAAGGAAATTTTTGACATTGGCCAAAAGATGGACCTGGAAATGCGGGAGATCATCAACGGAGAAGTATTCGGATTTGATATCTGCACCCCGCTTTTTGGTGAGCTGAATCTTTACGCGCTGGCCAACGGATTCCCCATTTGGGCAAATTTGCTTTTTGCGCTGGTGGACGAAATGGATACTGCGTATGCCCGGGAGCAGAAGCTTACCAACCCGCGCATTAGCAAGTACACCAAGAAGTACCACAAATGAGATACAGCCTGCCAAAATCCGTGGAGCTGGGCGGGAAGCAATACGCTATTCGGTCTGATTACCGGGACATTTTGGACATTTTGGAAATGCTTTCTGATTCGGAGCTGGACAGCGCCGATAAGGCAGAGGCAGTGATGGAAATGTTTTACCCGGATTACGAGGATATCCCATACACGGAATACGAGAACGCGGTGCGGCAATGCATATCCTTTATAAATTGCGGCGAGGAAGAATGCCGGGATGAAAAGCGCCCCAAGCTCATGGATTGGCAGCAGGATTTCCCGATGATTGCAAGCCCCATAAATCGCGTGCTTGGCACGGAAATCCGCTCCATTGAATATCTGCACTGGTGGACATTTATAGCCGCATACCAAGAAATAGGTGATTGCACCTTTGCCCAAGTGGTAAGCATCCGAAAAAAGAAAACCAAAAATCAAAAGCTGGATAAATCCGATCAGGAATTTTACAAGCAGAATAAGCATCTTGTGGATTTCAAGCGCAGATATTCCGAGCAGGACGAAAATATTATCAAACAATGGGTATAAAAATCCGCCCTCTTGCGAGGGCGGATGGACGCATTTTTACTTTTTCAGGTCAGCATCAATGCTGAACATTTTTGCTGTGAAACTAATTTTGTACTGACTGCCTTTGGTAACAAGGAATGTGAGTTCATTGCTCCTAACAACTCCTCGCTCAAACCTAACGGTATGTTCTCCTGGCACCAGGTGGAACTGGACAATATTATCCAAATCAAACGCTTTTCGTTCCCCATCAACAATCAATATTGTTTTTGACTCTCCACACTTCCTCGCACCCATTCGTACCACGGTAACATTTTGAGCGAAGCTCGCCTGGTTTTCCGGGTCAGACAGTTTCCTCAAAATCTCAGAACGCTTTTTCTCAAAGACATCATCTGGTAAGGCTCCGGATTCATGAAGATCGTGGATTTTTTGCAAGGTATCCAGCATCGCGGTATCCGTTTCCGGTGCGGCGGAAGTACTATCCTTGGACTGGTTTGCAATATCCATCAGTTTATCGAACAACAACTTCTGTTCGCGTTGTTTTCGCTTACTTTCGCCTGGCGAGATGGGGGCGCACTCAATTACATCGGATGAACCGTCTTCGTACTCAACCCAAAAACTGTATAGCGTATAGTTTACTGTAGTAAAAATGAGCGTATCCCGTGCCTCTCGCACTCCAAGTAGCTTTGCGCGTTTTATCAATTTCTCTTTTTTTGACAAATGTAATGCCCCTCCCAACAACAAAATTTTAGCGTATTATATCATACGCACAGCACCTTTGCAAGTAAAAGAAAAAATGGTGGTGATTTAATGGCAGATGGATCTATTATCATCAATACGGAAATTGATTCCAAGCAGGCGCAAAAAGAGCTCAATACACTTACGAGGAAAATTTCTGCTTTATCTGAAAAACTAAATGATCTGGAAAGAGAAAAGCTCCCGCTGGTAGAGCAGTCGGCACAGCTCGGCGCAAATCTCGATGAGGCAAAAGCAACTCTTGAACATATGAAAAGCGGAGCGGAATTTTTTACATCCGACTCTATTGCAAACCAGCAAGCACAAGTGAACGCCATGCAGAAAGAGTTTGATTCGGCGGCGTTAAAGGTGGAAACGATCAATGCAAAAATCAACAAAACCGCTGCGTCTCTTGACAATGCAAAGAGAAAGGCGGGAGAACTCAGTGGGCAGCTTGCTGGAGCAAAAAATGGCACAAGAGAGTTGTCCCCCGCTGCAGAGGAAGCCGGGAAGCGATTCACAAAGCTTGGAAACCGAATCAAGGGGCTTGCAAGGTGCGTGTTTGTTTTTACGCTCATTACAGCTGCACTGCGCAAAATCAGGGAGTATATGTGGTCGGCGATCCAGACAAACACCGATGCAATGGCGGCGGTTGCCAAGCTTAAAGGTGCGCTGCGTACACTGGCCCAGCCGATTGTAAACATCGTTATCCCGGCGTTTACGCTACTCGCAAATGTGCTTACAACGGTGGTAAATACAGCTGCTCGGCTGCTATCTGCACTGTTTGGAAACACTCTTGCATCTTCTCAGAAAGCGGCTGAAAGCCTTTATGACCAGCAGAAAGCGATTGATGGTGTTGGTTCTGCCGCAAAGAAAGCCAGTAAATATTTGGCACCTTTCGATGAGCTGAACACAATGAACGGAGATTCCGATAGCTCGGGAGGGGCAAGTGCAAGCGGTGGAATCGCACCGGATTTCACAAGCACAGTCAGCAGCGGATTGGCTGCCGTTGCAACCTTGTTTACCGGAATTGCCCTTCTTGCATTGGGCGCAGTGTTGACTTTTTCTGGCGCAAATATACCGATTGGCATTGCTCTGATGGTTGCTGGTGCGTTGGCGGTATATGGTGCCGCCTCCGAAAATTGGGGTCTTATTGCAGAAACTTTGCAAGGATCACTTGCGGTTATAGTGACTATTGTAGCCGGAGCTTTGCTTGCTCTTGGCATAATCCTTGTTATGACAAGCGCAAACATCCCGCTTGGAATTGGCATGATTATAGCTGGCGCTGCATCTTTGGCCGCCGTTGTTGCCGTCAACTGGGATACCATAACAAGGTTTATAAGTGACAACATAGATGTAATTGCCGGTATTGTTGGAGCCGCCTTCCTTGTACTTGGCGCCATACTTGCTCTTTCAAGCGCAAATATTCCGCTCGGAGTAGGATTGCTTTTGGTTGGTGCTGCATCTTTGGCGGCATCTGCAACCATTAATTGGGAAGCAATCCAAAACGCAATGAAAGGGCCTATTGGCGCAGTAACTGCAATTTTGAGCGGCGCGTTGCTTGTGCTTGGCGGCGCATTGCTGTTTACTTTTGCAAATGTCCCTCTTGGGCTTGGGCTTATGGCTGCTGGAGCGGTTGGGCTTGCGACGGCGATTGTTCCAAATTGGGACAGTATTACGAAGGCGCTGCAAGGGCCGCTCGGCAAAACTCTTGCTATGATCGGCGGTTTTCTTGTTGTACTCGGGATTATTCTTATTTTTACGGGCGTAGGAATACCCTTGGGCATCGGGATGTTGCTTGCCGGTGGCGTTAGTTTGGCGGCGGCAATCGCGCCCAATTGGAATTTCATCATAGACAAAATCAAGTACGTTTGGCAAAAAATCAAAGAATTCTGGAACTCTTATATCGCCTTTGTATTCACTGCGGCCTGGTGGCAGAACCTCGGGAAAAACATCATGAACGGTTTGATCTCGGGTATTGAACGGGGCATAAACTGGGTGCTGGGCGGCGTAAGCGATATGGTAAATGGCATCACGGGTATCTTGAACAAGATTCCCGGTGTGAACATTGGACGGGTCAATTGGGGAAATGTCCACATTCCTCGCCTGGCCCAGGGCGCGGTGATCCCAGCAAACCGGGAATTTTTGGCCGTTTTGGGCGACCAGAAGCGCGGCACAAACATCGAGGCACCCGCCGATTTGATCCGCCAGATTGTCCGGGAGGAAGTCAAAAACAGCGGCGGCGTAGGAAATCATATCACAATCGTGCTGGACAGCGTTAACGGGAAGAAAATATTTGACACTGTTGTGAAGGAAAACAATGCCGTGGTGCGTGCCACCGGCGCAAGCCCGCTGGTGGTGTAAGGAGCAGTAATGGATGTATTGAAAGTTACCAAAAATGCCGGGACGGTCGTTGTTCTGCCTGCTCCCGCCGAGATAAAATGGAGCATTTCTGACCTGGACGGCGACGGCAGCGGGAGGAACCAAAACGGGGACCTGTTCCGGGACCGCGTGGCGGTAAAGCGAAAGATCGAGTGCTCCTGGCTCCCAATGAGTGCCGCAAAAATGGCAACGCTTTTGTCAGCCGTCAGCGATCCGTTTTTCAAGCTTACATACCCAGATGCGCTTACGGGGACAAATAGAACGATCACCTGCTATGTTGGTGATCGTTCTGCGCCCATTTTGCGCCCGGAGGCGGATGGAACATGGTTATGGGGCGAAATGTCCATGAATTTCATCGAGAGGTGAGCCATGCATACTGTAACAGACGCATTTAACGCCGCGTGTTCTGCGCCGGGGCGGGAGATCACAAGCAAAATACTGTTTAACGGCACGACAGAGCTGGCCGCCTCCGAGGTGCAGGAAATCAGCATAACAGAGCAGTTCGGCTCCTCGGACGGCGTGACCATCGGTGCGGCGTTTTCTTCCAGTTGCAAGGTGACGATGTACAAGCAGGACAATCTCCCGCTGAACGGTGCATTTTTTATTCCATCTGTTGGAATCATGGTGGGCGGCAAAGCCCAGTATGTCCAAAAGGGCAAATATTACATCCCCACGGACGGCGTAGAAGAAAGCGGGAAGTTGTGGGTAACTATCACCGGATATGACCGCATGGCCAGTCTGACGGATGATTATGTGCCTACCATTGATTTCCCCGCCACTCCTGTGCAGATTCTCACAGATGTATGTACGCAAGGAAATGTCACTGCGCCCTCGGTAGCTTTGCCGGATATTCAAATTTCTGCACCCTACACAGGGTCACTGCGTCAGCAGCTCGGATGGTTGGCGGGGCTGATCGGATGCAATGCGAAATTTGATTCCGACGGCGAACTAAAATTCTGCTGGTACTCTGATAGTATTTCTGTTGGGCCGGAGGTGCAGTATCAGGGAGGACTTAGCAAATCCGCAGATTCCCCGTTTACCATACAAAGCCTTGTCACGGGAACGGAAGAAAACCCCATCACGGTCGGGACGGGTGTTGGAATTTCGGCTACAAACCCGTATATTACCGAAGCTGTGGCGGCTACTGTTTTTGAGAAAATTGGAAACAAGGCAATGATGCCGTGTAAGGTGCAATGGCGGGGAGACCCCTCTACGGAAGCAGGTGACATATTGCACGTTACAGATGTGACCGGCCCAGCCAGCACATTCCCCGTGTACATTATGGAACAGGAACTGCGCATAAAGGGCGGAATGGTGGCGAATACGACCTGCTATGCGCCGCAGGACAAGCAGTATGTCGTAGAAAGCCCGATTATACAGCAAGTGAAGCGGGAATATTCCGGCCTTGCCAAAGCCATGCAGGATGCCACAGAAAGGATTATAGGAGCGAAAGGCGGATACTGGGAAGTCACGCTGGATGATGATGGATTCCCCACCGGGTGGATGGTTCGAGACACGCCCACTATGGAAGATAATACAAGGCTGTGGATTATGAACATCAACGGCCTGGGGTATTCCAAAGACGGCGGGAAAACCATTTCTGGCGTTGCGCTTACGATGGACGGAGCAGTAAACGCAGACACAATTACGGCTGGGCAAATGTCCGCAGAGCGTGTAACGATCAATGGGCAAACGCTTTCTGATTTCATTGATGCAAGCATTGATGAAGATGGGCACCCTGTACTTCGCATTGGATCCTCTGCATCGGAGATTGTTTTGAAGGAATACAACGACAAGATTGGGTTTTATGACGCAAGCGGCACACTGTTAGCGTACTGGAATAACAACAGCTTTGAACTGGTAGAGCTATCGAAGTTCCGCCTCGGTCCGATGTCTATCGTTGTGCAGCCGAATCAATCCATAAGTTTCGTGGGGGTGACGTGATGCCGAGTATCTACGGAAGCAAATCTAAGGGATGGCAGCTACGCCTTGACTATACAGTCAAGAGCCAGAGCATCGAAAATAACACCAGTGCGCTTGATTTAACCTTGTATGTGTATGACGGTACCGGGTACTCACAAAATGAGTCTGCGAACGAAGCGTATTACATTCTGCAAGGTACAAAAACTTGGAATCCGTACAATTATCCATCTACCGGTTGGTATAAACTGGGCGTAAAGTCTATCACTGTTACACATAGTGGCGACGGAACCGGGAAAGTCACGCTTTCCGGCGAATGGGACTGCGGCTTTGATTCGGCCTACACACCAAGGCATTTGACCGTCTCCGGTAGCGTTACACTACCAACAATTCCAAGAGCATCTTCCGTGTCTGCCACAAATGGCACAATGGGCGGTAATGTAGCAATTACCATCACACGGAAAAATTCCGCCTTTACACATAAGTTGTCCTATAACGCCGGAAGCGGGTATGTCTCTATTGCAACTGGTGTAGCCACATCTTACACGTGGGAAAGCCCTGACAGCATGATAGATGCTACCACGAATGCTTCTTCCCGCACGGTGACGATAAAATGCGAGACCTACAACGGAAGCAGCAAGATAGGTGAAAGCACGACAACCTGTGTCCTCACTGTGCCGGAATCCCTCGTTCCATCTTTAAGCGTGGTGCTTTCCGATGCCGCTGGGTATCAGCCGACATATGGATGGGTACAAAACAAGAGCCAGCTAAAAGCCGTTGCCACAACTGGCGGAGTAAGGGGAAGTACCATTGTAGGTACTGTCATGAAAATTGGCAATGAAAATGCCAATCTGAATACAGGGAATCTTCTTACAAAAAGCGGCTCTGTTGTGGTGACGGTAACTACGACAGATTCTCGTGGCAGAAACAAGACGGTTACAAACACTATTACTGTACAGCAGTATGCTGGACCGTCTATTGCAAATCTCACATACGCAAGAGGTTCCTATACAGGCGGCGTGTGGACAGAAAACAATACAGGCGCAGACATTAAGGTGATGTTTGATCTCACCATTTCTCTGAGTAATAACACCGCCAGCATCTCTTTGAAGGTCGATGATGAGAATAGGCAAACCCTTTCTGCGCAAAGCTCCGGCTCAAAGGTTGTTTACATCGCCGGTGTCGGAACAGATACGACCAGAAAACTGACGGTAGTCGCCACGGACGCTTTTTCAAGCAGTTTTACCAAAGAAATGGATGTGGCGACAGTTGAAGTCCCGTTAAATATCAACTTCAACTTGCCAGGAGCGTGTTTTGGCGGGGTAGCCGAAAAAGAGAAAACGGTGCAATTCAAGTGGCCTATCTACGCCGAAAATGCCGTGGAGCTGAACGGGGAATTGATTTTATCTGATTCCGCAGCGGGGAAACTTCGGCAAGCGATGGGCATCCAAGACTACATCATTGAGCAAGGCGTAAGTGGCAACTGGACGTACCGGAAGTACGCATCCGGGTATGCAGACTTGTGGTGGCGTGGTACAGTGACGCCCACCAGCTACACTACATTTGGCAGCGCCGCATACACAAATACGATTTCCCTGTCAATGCCCTTCGGGGTGACGGGGAACGTGGTAATCACCGGCAGTGCGTCTGATCTGCACACAATCTGCAATACGGATTGGAGCTATGCTTCAAAAACCTTGTCCTTCCGCATGGCCCGTGGCGCATCAATGACACCAACAAATGAAACCGTATCGCTGCGGGTGACTGGCAAGTGGAAAGCATAAAACATATAAGGAGATACCGCATGACAGAAACTATCATTGTTGCGCTCATCACCGGCGGCCTGTCGCTGCTGGGGGTAATCATCACCAGCAACAAGACCACCCGTGATGTGCAGGCCAAGCTGGACACGCAGCAGGCCGTCACCGACACCAAACTGGACGAGCTGACACGGGAAGTCCGGGAGCATAACAACTTCGCCCGGCGCGTTCCGGTGCTGGAGGAGCAGATCAAGGTCGCCAATCACAGGATAGCGGATTTGGAAAGATTATCCAACCACTAAGCATCGCAGATTTACAGTATGAGGAGGGATATATATGTATCGAGGTACGACCCCTACGCTGACATTCCAGCTACCCATCGACACGGGAAGTATCACGGTGCTGTCCATTGCCGTGGCTCAGGCCGGACAGGTTAAGATCGAAAAAACATTGCCGGATGTACATCTGGACGGGAATGTTGTCTCCTGCACGCTGACGGAAGCCGAGACCCTGTCGCTTACTGCCGGGAGAGGCATTGACGCAAAGATACAGCTCCGGGTGGGCGTGGGCGGTCAGCGCATGGCATCTCAGGTATTCACGGTGCCTGTGGAGCGGATCTTGCGGGATGGTGCGCTATGATCGAGTTTGCGGTAACTTTTTCTCCCGGCGCTGACCTGGAGGTCAACATGGGTCAAGTGATGGAGGTGCTTGCTACCGAGGAGCGGACGGTGGAGCTGTCTATGCCCTCCGGCAATCAGGTCATCCTGCCCACCAGCGCCAGAGGCATGCGTAAGGTGACGATTCAAAAACCGGACACCCTACTGCCCGAGAACATCAAGAAGGATGTGGTGATCGGCGGCGTGACCGGAACTCTGGAGGGTGGCGGCAGCTTCAAGGCAGTGATAGAACGCACGGCTGTCAGCCCTACACTTCCGGGTGATTTGACGACCATTGGTTACAGTGCGTTTAGCGGTTGTCCCAAGCTTGCATTAACCAGCCTGCCGTCTGGGGTAACAAGCATCAGTGACTATGCGTTTAATAATTGCCCCAACCTTGCATTAACCAGCTTGCCGTCTGGCATGACAAATATCGGTAGCTATGCGTTTCAAAGCTGCCCCAAACTTGCACTAACTAGTCTGCCGTCTGGAATAACACGCATCGGTTACTATGCGTTCAATGGTTGCCGCAACCTGGCAATAACTAGGCTGCCACCTGGGATAACGAACATTGGTTTCGCTGTGTTTGCTAATTGCACCGGGCTAACAAGTATTACATTCGAGGGAAACCCAAAGACCATCCACTCTTCTGCATTTAACGGGTGCTCCAACCTAACCACCATCAAGGTTCCGTGGTCGCAGGGGCAAGTAGCGAATGCTCCTTGGGGTGCGAGCAATGCCACCATCATTTACGATTATACCGAGGATTAAAAAAAGAAAGGAGACGACAGTGAATGTACAATACCGACTAAACCGATAAGCAAAGACCTATCAACATTTTTTGTGTGCCCGATTCGGGCACGGAAAGGAGCAATTATGGAAACTTTTGGCATCGCAAGCGTGGCGGTCATCACCGTCATCACCTACCTCGTGGGGCTGGTGGGCAAGGCCAGCAGCATGAACGACAAGTGGATCCCCATCCTGTGCGGGGTCTGCGGCGGTCTGCTGGGGGCTGTCAGCTACTATCTGGCACCCATCCCAGACTTCCCGGCGGGCGATCCCATCACCGCCATTGCCGTGGGCATCGTCAGCGGTCTGGCGGCCACCGGCATCAATCAGGCTGTCAAGCAGCTGAGCAAGGGGGAGTAAGGCATGAGTAAGCGCATCACTGCCGCATATCCCATCGCCAAGGCGGGCGGTATCTCCATCAACACCAGCATCCCGGCCAGCAAGGAGACCTATGACCGGCTGGGCGGGCGGGACGTGGCCTTTGTGGTGCTGCACTACACGGGCAACGTCAGCGACACCGCCGAGGCCAACTGCAAGTATTTCGCAGGCGGCGACCGGGAGGCCAGCGCACACTACTTCGTGGACGAGGACAGCATTTACCAGTCCGTACCGGTCTGTGACCGGGCGTGGGCGGTAGGCTCTGCCAATCCGGTACATCCCCTCTGCCGCAACACCAACAGTATCTCTATCGAGATGTGCTGCTCCGGGAACTACCATGTTTCCGAGCGCACCAAGGCCAACGCTGCGGCACTGACGGCGGAGCTGTGCAAGCTGCTGGGCATCTCCGGCGTGGACACCTACGTCCTGCGGCACTACGACGTGACCGGGAAGTCCTGCCCCCGGCAAATGGCAGGGAAGAACAATGCGGAGTGGGAGGCGTTCAAGGCCAGCGTCAAGGCGCTGCTGGATGAGGAGCCAAAGCCCGCACCCGCACCGACGACGAAGGAGGAGACGATCAACATGGAACTGCGTATGCTGCGCCGTGGCATGGAAGGCAATGACGTCCGGGCCGCCATGCTGCTGATGAAGGACAAGGGCTACTATCCCGACAAGATTTGGGATGGTGACAAGCTGTTCGGCCCCAAGATGGAGGCCGGCCTGCGGGAGATGCAGGCAGACCACAACCTCGGCGTGGATGGCATCCTCGGTGCCGCCAGCTGGAATTTCCTGCTGAAATAAGTGGTAAAATAAATCCACTGGAGGGCGCAGAGGACACCGCTACGCCGGCCTCACGCCCGTGCTAAACATCCGCACCTCCACGGCACACCGTGGGAAATGATAGATCAGCACAAAAGGATCCGCAAAAAACTATCCACTATGGCACCATGCCGCGCCACAGAAACAATCCGTGCGGTAGGGCTACCGGAAGACGAGGAAACCTGTGTAATTGACGTGGACGTTTTTGGCCGCACCTGTGTACAGACGGCGGCAAAACTACATATCAGCGTAGATGGATTTTACAAATTGCGCCGCCGCGCATACCAAAAACTGGCGGATGCATTCGATTCCTAAAAATAGCCGCGCCCTTTTTGGGTGCGGCTATTTTTCGTTTTTGCACACAATTGGTGTACACTGTAACTACATTATTGCAGAATCAAGGCAGAATCCGGGCAGTTTATTTGCCCGGATTTCTTTTATTATAGAGGCAAGGAGGCGGGAATATGTACGAGCGCTTAATCAAATGCGGGTTTACCGCGCAAATGGCGCAGGATATTTGCATTCTGTACGCAGACGATCCCCAGGGGCTTTTAGCGTATGTGGAAATTGCTGAAAGCCTATATAGGGGTTGCAATCATGTATAAATATTTTAATCCAAATCCCTGCGGGAAAAACGTGTCCGATTGCACTGTCCGTGCGATCTGTAAGGCCACGGGAAAGGATTGGGGCGAGGTTTATCTCCGGCTGTGCATGCGTGGCTACTTGGACGGCGATTTGCCCAATGCAAACGCCTGTTGGGGCGCATATCTGCGGTCCTTAGGCTACCGGAGATACATCATACCGGACACTTGCCCGGACTGTTACACGGTCGGCAGGTTTGCCGATGAGCACCCGCGCGGGACATATATTCTCGCCCTCTCTGGGCATGTAGTGTGCGTTCAGGACGGGATCATCTATGACAGCTGGAACAGCGAGAACGAAATCCCGCTTTATTTCTGGGACAAAGAAACGGAGGAATGAACATGGCATATCCCTATTTCAACCCCTATTATCCGCAGCCGATGCCGGACAACCTCATGCAGATGCGGCAGATGCAGCAGCCACAGATGCAGCCCATGCAGCAGCCTATGTCGCAAGTGCAACAGAACCCCATCGCACAAGGCGGCGTACAGTGGGTAAGCGGCGAGCAGGAGGCAAGAGGTTATCTCATCGCGCCCAACTCTGCCGTAGCACTGTGGGATTCCACCGCCCCCACCGTTTACCTCAAGCAGGCAGACGCAAGCGGGAAACCGACGCTTAAAATTTACGACCTTGTAGAGCGCGCAGAAACGCCACGCACAGCGGCGCAGGAAAAGGGCGTGGAATTTGTCACCCGCAAAGAGTTTGACGCTCTGGCAGCGCTTGTGGGCGAAATAAAGGGCAAGAAAAAGCACAAGGTAGAGGAGGACGAGGACGATGACTAACCCGTTCATGGCCGCGCTGGGCGGCGGGCAGGGGCCTATGGGGAACTTTGCCCAGATGGTTCAGCAGTTCAACCAGTTCAAAGCAAATTTCAAGGGCGACCCCAAAGCCGAGGTCGAAAAGCTCTTGCAGAGTGGTAGGCTAAACCAGCAGCAGCTTAATCAGCTACAGCAGATGGCGAAGCAGTTTCAAAGCCTGATGCAGTAATCATCAACATAAATCAACATCGTGGCCACGATTTGATGAATAAAAATTTTTCAAAGGAGTGATACTATGTCTCTTTCTGACGGCGGCGTTCAGGCCACTATGCCTGTTGCGCCTACCGGCATGATGAACAGCGGCTTTGGCGGCTTCGGCGGCGATGGCGCGTGGTGGATCATCATTCTTTTCCTGTTTGTGTTCTGCGGCTGGGGCGGCAACGGCTGGGGAAACAACGCCGGCAATTCCGGCGGCGTGGTCGATGGCTATGTGCTGACCTCTGATTTTGCCAATGTCGAGCGCAAGATCGACAGTGTAAATCAGGGCCTTTGCGACGGATTTTACCAGCAGGCGCAGCTTGTCAATGGCACCAACATGGCGATGGCAAACGGCTTTGCACAGGCCGAGCTTTCCCGCAGCAACCAGCAGGCGGCGCTGATGCAGCAACTCAACGCCATGCAGATGCAGGCCGCTAATTGCTGCTGCGAAAACCGTGCAGCTATCGCCCAGGTGCGCTACGACATGGCGACGCAGGCGTGCGACACGCGCAACACCGTGCAGAACGCCACGCGCGACATCATTGACGCGAACAACCAGAACAGCCGCGCCATCCTCGACTTCCTGACGCAAAGCAAGCTGTCCGACCTCCAGACCGAGAATCAGAATCTGAAGCTGGCGGCATCTCAGGCCGCGCAGAACAACTATCTGATCTCGCAGCTGCGTCCGTGCCCTTCGCCTGCCTACATTACCTGTAACCCGTGGGCGGGCAGCGGTTACGGCGGATGCGGAACCGGCTGCGGTTGCTGACAACTGCATAGCACCAGCTGTTCGGGATTTCCGAACTGTTCGGCCCCGTGCCGATACTGACGACAACGCGGCGGGGCTATTGCCTCGCCGCTGTATTTTAACATGATCGATTTCGACCACTTTAGAAAGGACTGATTATTTTGGCAGAGTACACAAACGCGAATATTGTGAGCGTAGCCGCAGGCCAGAACGTTCCCTTGACCGAAACGGCGGTCAATAGCAAGCCCTGTATCGTGCATCGCCAGGGCGCAGGCATTGTCACGCTGCGCGGCCTCACCAGTCAAAACCGCGCTCTGTTTAGGGTCTCTTATGGCGGCAACATCGCTATTCCCACCGGAGGCACGGTCGAGGCCATCACGGCGGCGCTTGCCATCAACGGAGAGCCGCTGACCAGTGCAACGGCGACTGTCACGCCTGCGGCGGTAGAGAACTACTTTAACATTTATGTTTCCGCGCAGGTCTGCGTCCCGAAAGGCTGCTGCCTGACGGTCGCAATGGAAAACACCAGCACTCAGGCCGTCAACTTCGCCAACTCGAACCTGACGGTTGAGAGAATCGCGTGAAAGGAGAATGAACATGAGTAAGAAAGCAATGTATGAGCTTCGCAATATGCTTTGCGAAGAACTTGACGAGTTGGCTCGCAAGGGCGACCTGGGCGCGGGCGACCTTGAGATTGCGCACAAGCTGACCGACACCATCAAAAACATTGACAAGATCGAGATGCTGGAGGATGACGGCTATTCCCAGCGCCGATATTCCCGGGACGGTGACTGGGAGGCGGACATGCGCGGAACCTATGGTAAAGGCAACTCTTATGCCCGCCGGGGCACCCATTATGTCCGCGGCCATTATTCCCGGGACGGTGCCCGGGACGATATGAAGCGCCAGTTGCAGGAGATGCTGGACAACGCCGACGACGAAAGCATCCGCAGAGCCATCCAGCGCTGCATGGACACGATCGAGGACTAAAGGGGGTGCACCCCTATGGTCGACGAGAATGAGGTCAAGCGCTGGATAGCTCGACTTGAAACAGAAGAATCGAGCTGGACAAACTATGAGAAACTGGCGGCCCTCTACATTATCCGTAACGAGCAAGGCGGGGAGCAACTGCAGGCGAAAGCGCCCCCAATGCTGTATTCTGCAGAGCCTGCGCCGGCCAAGAAAATAAAACCCTCCGGCAGTGAATTTTTGAAAGCGGTCGGGAATGTAGCGCAGGATAGGGCGTGGGAAGTTATGGACGAGCTTATGGACACACTAAAAATCGTCAATGAGAAAGCTTATAACAGCGTCCTAAAAAAACTAACCTAAATCGCTACTACTAACACGTTACTAACAAAGTTAATCTTGGCAAAAATAAAAAAGTCCGGGAACCCTTGAGATTCCTGGACTTTTTTGGTGGAGACTGCTGGACTCGAACCAGTGACCTCCTGCGTGTGAATTATAATCGTTTTGAATATATAGGCACAAAAGTTAATAAGAATAACAATATTTGTTGCGATTTTGCAACTTTTCGCAGAGCAATTTTGCAAGGGCTTGCCTTGGCTCCCGTCGGTAACTAACAAACTACTAACAAATTTTCGCCTTTTTAACGGCCTGCACCAATTCCTCCGCTGATGTATGGACGTATATATTTGCGGTAGTGGAGTAGTTGGCGTGGCCGAGGATCCTCTGTAGCGTTTCCGGAGCAATCCCCGCTTTTCTCGCCCAGCTCGCATAGGTGTGCCGGGTGGAGTGCGGCGTTTTGCGCTGGATTTTTAATTTTTCCAAAAGCGGGTAATAATCCCGGCGGCGGAAGTTTGCTGGAATTTTTTCCCCAGCATAGCCGGATATGAGCAGTGGGCCAGTAGCCTTATTTGCAAAATAGGCAAAGTATGGGATCCCTTCGGGGCGGATTGGGATGATCCTGTTTCGCCCAGCCTCCGTCTTTTCACCGCCGACCACATAATCTTTGTGATAATCTTTAGCCGGTAGGGAAAACAATTCCCCTATGCGCATTCCTGTGTAAATCAGCATGAGGATAATTTTTGCGGTGTCGCTGCCGTCCGCTTCCAGCTTGCTTATTTCAGCATCGGTAAATGTTTCTTTTTCTTTTTTTGTGTTTTCGGGGAGCTGGACGAATTTTGCAAAATTTGTTGTGATGATCTCCTCGCGCATGGCCCATGTGGACATCTGCGTTATGAGTTGCTTATACTTGGACACAGTGCTATGGGCTTTATGCATATGGGCATCCAGTACGCCCTGGAAATCCGCCGTTTTTAAGTCCCGAAACTTCCGGTCGTGCAGCGGCGCAAAAATTTTAAATGCGCCGTCATAGCCTTCTATACCGTTTGGCCCTATTTTTTTGTAATGCTCCTCTTTCCAAGCGTCAAACACCTGGGCAAAGGTCATGTTGTACCGCTCCGTTAAATCCTTGCCTGCAAGACGTTCCAGCGCCGCTATAGCATCTTTTTTGGTGGGGTAATATCCTATAATGATTTTTTGCTTTGCAGCCACCCAGGGCCTGCGTCGGCGCCCGGCGAGCTTATACACTGTCCCGGTTCCGTTGGCCCTCCTCATTGCTTTTCCCATTTTTATCCTCCTGCCCTGTATTTTTATCAGTTTGATGGTGCCTGTAATATCGCAGCGCATTAATCAGCGAAGCAATGATTACACCGACGCCCACCGCAAGCAGAGCAAATAGCATCCAGCCGATTGATGTAATCTGCCCGTTGCGGATAAGCCCTGTGTGCGGGACGCTTGAATCAAACGCCAAATATCCAAATATTATTGATACGGCAATTGACAGCGAAAACGTCAGGATATACACCCAAATTTGCAATACGCGCTCCTTTTTTTCGTGCTTTGCCACTGATCCGGTCAGCTGCTCCATGCCGCCCTCCAAGTGCGCAATGCGTAGGGCTGCGCTATGCTTTGCATCTGCATCGGCCATTGCTCTGTGGGCCTCTGCCAGCTGCTCCTCCGTGGTTGGTCTCTTTACGATACCAAAATACTCATCTATAGACACACCGAGGGCGGCGCATATAAGCCCCATTTTGTATAGGCTTGGATCCTTTGACGACGCAGAAAAGTAATTGCTGATCGTGGACGATGACAGATCTGTTAAATCGGCTAAGTCTTGCGTGGTAAGATGCTGGTACTCCTTTGCCTCTCTGCAAATATCCTGCAAAGTTTTTTCCATTTCTTCCCCTCCTGCCTTATTTCGGGCAAACCTCTCCGTTTGTTTTTATCGGCTAATCGTATATTATCCGGTTTTTGGGTTGACTTGCCAAACAACAAACTGATACTGTGGGTATGCGGCCAAGAGCCGGTGACGGCGATAGGCGGCAAAAAATCCCCACCGTCCGGTGCGGGGGCGGTGGGGACTATATGAAATAATCTTCTATGGCTTTCACTTAATCCCCAATAGCTTGCCGACTTTTCTTTGCCGCCCCGCCTTTGTTGTAGGAATTCCCGTTGCTTTTGCAATCTTGCGTTTTGCGCTGGTAATTCCAAGCGCACGTTTCCAGCTAAATGAAAGCCCTGGTATTTTAAAGGAAGATTTTTTAGCCATTTCTAATTATGCTCCTTCTTAAAAAATTTTTTGTATTGTTGCCCTAAACTGTGCAACAAATGCCATATTTTGACTATAGGTAGATAAACCGAAAGGAGAAATAATGTGGATTGGAAGCAGAAAAATATAAAGATGGAAATTGTAAGCTGTGAAACGAAAAATAAATGTGATATAATAAAGAATGCAGAGCATATTGCGTTACTTTCTGAGGCGATTTCTTTAGCGAGTAAAATGACCCGCAATCAGTTTGATAAAATTATAGAGGCGATAAAATGAAAATTTGGGCTATCAGTAAAGAAAACGGCTACGAGCGCGAAATACTCATAATTAATCCTCCAAAGCCCCGCGGGCGGCTTTGATAAAAATCCGCAGGGTTTCCTTATCCATTTTTTTCAAAAGCTCGACAGCTTCTTTCAAATCTTCATCTTTCATCCCGCCCTCGATCTCCGGATCGGGGGCTTTTTTTGCGCCCTCCGAAGCTGCGGGGGCATCTCCGTAAAGGAGGTATTCCACGGGAACACCAAGCACTAAAGCCGCTTTTTGTAGCTTTTTAAGGCTGGGACTATGCATTCCCGTGTTCCATTGTGAATAAGAACCGGAAGAAATCCCGCTTTTTTCATAAAAGACTTGTTTCGGCATCTCTATTTCTGCCAGACGAATTTCAATTCGCCGCAAAACAGATGAAGTATCAATTTGCATAAAAAGTACCATTAAAATTTAGCAATATTTAACCCTTAACAACTCTAAGTTTTTATTGACATTAAGGAAATACTTAGGTATACTTAAACTTGCAGAGGGTAATACAAAACCGAGCCCCCTGCACTTAGCGGACTGCGGAAAATATTAAGGGTTGTTGGCACTTCCATAATACCACAGTTTGCTAAGTTGTCAAGTAAAACTTAGTTTTTGTTGATTACGGAGAGGGAAAGCCGCCCTGATGCCGTAACATCGTGGCGGCGGCCGAGCACTTAGACCGGCGGTTGGACGATGCGGAGCCGGCTAAAGCTTTTGCACTTTTCCTCGCCGTATTCAACGGAAACTAAGCAAGAATCAAACTGGAGGTGACAGAATGAGTTTTCGCAGCGCTCGGGTGGCCGCTGGGCTAAGTGTCCGGCAGGTCATCGAGAAACTAAAGGTGACGGATGCGGCGGTTTACATGTGGGAGACCGGCACGCAGGCACCGAGAGCCAGCCGCTTGCCGGAGATCGCCGAGCTGTACGGCTGCACGGTGGACGAGCTGTTGAAGAAGGAGGATGACAAATGATCGAAACCATGACGCTGCACCAGGCATCGAAGTATCTTAGAGATAAAGGCTTGAGCCTTTGTTCTGACACTCTGGCCGACGGCCTGGAGCAGGGCGTGTACCCCTTCGGCGTGTGCATCCGCACCGACCGCAGCCGGGTATTTCAGATTTTCAAAAAGAAGCTGGATGCGTGGATCGCAGAGCGGGAGGAGTAAACATGACCAACCAAGAATACAGGGCGCTGGAGGATGCTTTTCTGGCACGGCACGATGCGCTGTGCGAAGAGAAGAGCCCGCTGGAGTGCGATTGTCCGGCCTGCCCCTGCAAGGGTATGTGCGATGCGCTTTGCGCTGCGGAGGTGAATTGATGGACGGGTACACATTGACGCTGGTCATCATCGGAGCCGCAACGGTGAGTTATTGGCTCATGCGGCTGGTGGACAAGCTGGACGGGAAGTAACACAAACGGAGGGAAAGACGATGAAAGCATACACGGGATTTGATAAATACCTGAAATGCAGAGGATTTCAGTACGAAGTAGGCAAGGAGTACGAGGAGGAAAACGCCTCTTTGTGCAAAAAGGGATTCCGCGCCTGCGAAAACCCACTGGACACATTCCGGTATTACGCACCGACAGATAGCCGGTACTGCGAGGTGGATGTGGACGACAACGGAGAGCGCAGCAGCGATGACACCAAGATTTGCGGCAAGCATATCAAGATTGGCGCAGAAATCGGGCTGGAAGGCGTTATCAACGCCGGTGTGCGGTTTGTGTTTGATAAGTGCGAGAGCGCAACCGAGGAATGCGCATCGGGCTGGAGGGGCAACGCCGCCGCCTCTGGCGTGAGGGGCAACGCCGCCGCCTCTGGCGTGAGTGGCAACGCCGCCGCATCGGGTGATATGGGCAACGCCGCCGCATCGGGCTGGAGGGGCAACGCCGCCGCATCGGGCTGGAGGGGCACGGCT